GTAAAGTTGCGTCTTCTAAGACTTCGGCGCCAACTATCATACTTTTGGAATAAAGAGTTCATTAACATGGCCACAGCCTGAGCAGGCTATAACTGGAATAGGGACGATTGAGTCCTGAGTTCCACCAGTCATGAATTTTGATACTTTTTTGATCATCATCTTTTCTTCAAAGATCTTACCTTGGCAGCTATCACACTCAAGATAAGGAGCATCAGCTAAGTTGACGTTTAGTTGGGGAGGACCCTGTTGGCCATCTCGGCCACCGATAATTTTTTCCATTGTAAATTAATTGTTTTTTAATAGCCGCGAACCTGACGGTCACGATTTTCTTTATTTTTTGACATATACATGTTAAACATCTCCTGAGGAGTCATTCCAATTGAAATTGCGTAGTTCATGAAGAAATGAAGCATGTCAACTATCTCAAACTTGCATTCAAGTTGATCGCTTTCTGAGAGGTCTGCGAACTTCATGTTCGAATATTTGCTAAAATCTTTCTTCCAGTACTTCCAAATAGCATTTCCACTGCCGTCTTTGATTCCTCCAAGAGCATCAGTAGCCTCATGGATCTCGTCGACAATGGCATGGGTATTGGCATGCCAGAAGGACATGATTTCTCGAAGAGTCATATTATCAAAATTCCATCCATAGACAGTGTTTTGAGTGTCCTTCTGAAGGGCCATTATATCACCCAAAGTATCTTTACTTTGTGAGTATAGATCTTCAATTGTAAGGTCAGAACACTGATTATCGGTATTTGCCATAGCTTTACTTTAATCTATTATACTTTACTTATGGAATAAGGATCTGTATTTTTGATATTTTTTTAGATTTATTAGAGTCTTGGTGGATAAATAATTAAAAATATCTGTATAGCGATGGCTGATCAAAGAATAAATTTGAATAACTTTAAGTCTAGCGGAGTTTACACTGTCGAAATCGATCAGAGTGAAAACGTAGTACTTCCACTTACCACAGGCCGACTCATAGTCGGATCCAGCCGAGTAGGTCCATTCAACACTGTAGTCCTGATTAGTGACGTCCGGACTCTTAAGGCAGTGTATGGTGAAATTGACCCAAAGCTTGAAAAGGCCGGAAGTTACTTTCACAGAACAATTGAAGTAGCCCTTAGAGAAGGCCCAATATACGCGTTAAACGTGATTCCGTTGGATTCTGAAACAGATGTTGTCTTAAACCAAGATCAAGCATACTATTCAACTTTCAATACTGAGTCTTCTTCAAATAACGACGGTCTTACTGTTGCTGCTGAAAAATATCCAATTGTTGAGTTTTTCAACAAGCAGAGACTCTGGGTTGCAGGTGCAGACCAGTTGAATCGTGCTAAAAACTTAGCGCTTGGCGGAGAGCTTTCAAGCGATTCTACATTCGGTCAAGTCGATGAAAGAGCAAACAAGATCCTTTCCTTTGTAAACCTAAGCAACTCAAATGCTACACTCTGGGTTAGAAAATCCGATGTAAAAGGTTTCGATGTTACTGCAAAAGAGTGGTATTCTACTATTGGAGGGGCAGACGTAGAGTTTCCTACATTCTTACATCAGGATGACTTTATCTCTGACTACTTTGTTGAGGTGATTGTAGTAAATGGCGACTGGACAAACTATCTTAAGTTGTCAAAAGACGCAATCTATAAACAATTCTTTGATGAGACCGGCTTGAAAAGTTCAAAATCTGCTGATTTCTTTGCTCTTCGTGAGATTAGAGTAATTAGCCGAACAGTTGGCTGTCTCATCCCTGATTTCAGAGATCAACGAGGTCTTACTGTTTCAATTGATCGCTTAATGAATCGTCTCTATCCTACTACAGGAATTCTCTGTTCATTAGACGTTGAAAAATTAGATCTTATGGATCTTACTGAAGGTTCCTTCACTGATACTGACGTGTATACTCACCGAGTAGATATTGTTGGGCATGGTTACGATGAACTAAATTCGCAAGACGTTTATAAAGCAGACGACGGCGGTTTTGACACTGACACGACTGCCGCAGATTATACTCCATTGATTGACGTTTTGAGTTATTCAAAACCAGCAGACGCTGTATTAATCTTTAAGATAACTGATGCTGATACTGAAACAAGTTTCTTAGCGGGTACAGTAAACTCAAATCCAGTAGCGTTAGGAGATCTTTATGTCATTGCTCCAGGTGCAGGACGCACCTACTTGGCTGCTATGAAAGACAGCACTCTCTACAATTCCTATACTAAAGGCTTTGTGAAAAACGGAGACGTGATAACTGATGGAATAAATGACTATTACGTAAAGGTAACTGACAGCTTAACTGTTGCTACGCTTGGTTATGTAAAAATCGCAGTGTATCAAGACACTACTCTTCTCAACCAAGATAACGTAAACGCATACACAGTATCTGGAGATGACTATGTAAAAATTATCTTAGACTCAGGTGCAGATTTCAAGCACACGTTTGACTTGACCACTGATTTTATGGATTATACAGTGCTTCAGCCTAACACGCTTGTTCTTGGAATTGACCTTGCAAATAAGACGCTGGTTGATGAGTTTATTAAAGTAAATCAGTATATTAAAGCAAAAACTACTAGCGGACGCGATCGACTCTTAAAGATCATCTCTGTAGTTGCATCAACTGATACTACAAGCCCATACCAATTGCGCTACACAGTTACAACAATGGCACCATCTACTGATGAAGTGATTGGCTTAGATACTACTGGAGACACAATCCAAGTCTACAAAGGAATTTACAACTTTGTGCCTTCAATTAAAGGTCAGTATCTGAAGTCGTTTAATATCAGAAACGACTCTTTACCAAACTCAACAGCGGATCGCCAAAGCACAATCTTATCGTATTTATTCACCGACACGGCGATTCCTCAAGCCCTGGCAAACGGCGAGTTAGTAGACTTTAGATATGTTGTTGACTCTTATGAGGGAGAAATATCTGCAAACTCTAAGTATTACCTTGCAAAAATAGCAGCAATGAACGGCCAAGCTATGGCACTGCTCAATGCACCATCGGTAAAACAGTTTGAAAGATCAATTGATCCTTATTTTATAGATTCAACAAACAAGCTTGTGTCTATGAGACTTATCTCAGAAGGCGGTGATCTTGCCTTGAATCCAAGCTTTACTTTTAAATTTGCAGAAGAAGACGTAAATGGCGTTCCTCTTTCTTCTTATGCGAACTACACGTTCCCAAACCTGATAGTAAGAAGCGGAAGCAAAAATGTGTCAATACCTCCTGCAGGTTACATCTCAAACTTATACATTAGAAAGTTTAAAAATGGTACACCGTTTTTGATTGTTGCCGGCGGTAAACGTGGAGCAATTAATGACGCTGATGTTGTAGGAATTGAGTATGATCTTAGCGATGAAGACAGAGATTACTTAGAGCCAATCGGCCATAACTTGATAGTTAAGCGTAGAGGGTTTGGAGTTATCCTTTTCTCAAACAACACGGCATATCAACGTATTAATTCTGCTCTAAATAGCGCGCACATTCGTGATAATCTCTCAACTATTGAAAAAGATATCGAACGTATTTTGTTTAACTTCCTTTTTGATTTTAGTGATGAAATCACTAGACTTAGAGTAAAGACGATTGTTCAGAACTATCTTGATGCAGTAGTTGCAGCAAGAGGTTTAAGCTCCTATGAAATTATCTTTGATTCATCAAACAATGGAACTGAAGTAATTTCTGCTAGAACAGCGATTATCGATATTCGAGTAAACTTTCCAAGAGGAATTCATAAGTTTATCAATCGAATCACTATCACTAGAGTCGGCGGTCAATTAAGTTCTGAATCTACAGGATTTATCCCAAGTTTTTAATCTGGAATTACTTGAAACAAAAAAGGAGAAGATTTACTCTTCTCCTTTTTTATTGAATTTTGTGTCTAGGTCTTCTAATATGTGGCCTAGACTCTTTTCTATCTTAGCTAGCATTAGCTTTTCCATCTTAGCTCGTCGAATCTCTATCACTCTACGTAAGAAAAAAGAGAGATAGTTTGTCATGTTTTCATTAGTATATATGTCATAATGATATACTGAGTTGATTATCGTTATACGGTTTGACTCAACCATTATGAATATCTCTAGGTTCTTAATGTAATACTTTTCTGAGAGCGGAGCCATTAGGATCTCTGACTCAGGCTGTGCAGCAAGCATTTTCACTATTCGAATGCCAGAACGTTGCTCGTCGTTTAGTGATTTTTCATCAAGTGTCGGATTTATCTTTGGCAGCTTAATGTAGGTACGGAAAAGAAGATACTTTATACGAACCTGTAATTTATCTAGGAGCATTTTCATTATTCAAATTCTTCAAGGCTAACTTCGTTTTCGTGATCTAAGATTGCAATAACCTCATTTGACATAACAACATGGTGCTTTTCTCCATTGTAAAAAATTTCAGAGCCAGCGTAGCGGTTATGAAGAATAATATCTCCTGGCTTAACAAGCATTGGATTATGCGCGCTGCCATCACCGCAGGCAATAACGATTCCAATATTTGGCTTCTTTACTGCTTTTTCAGGCAGCATGATTCCTGTCTTGGTTCGAGTTTCTTTTTCTTTAGGTTTTACTAGGATTCTTTCGTATAATGGCTTCATAAAGTAGATATGTTATTTTTTAATGATGTAAATTCCTTTGAACTAAATCGCGACTGAGTATAGTCACTGAAAAATTGAACTAGGGCCTCTTTGATCTCTTCAGGAAATACCTGTGTTGAGAGTCGTATGATTCTAATATTAAAGATAATGTGTTCTCTGAGTTCATCTAATTTATCCTTGTCCTTCAACTTGTTTACTATACTAATTTCATTGATAAATGATAAAATAAAGTCCTCATTAAATTCATCAAGAAGAGAAATTAACGAGTCTCCAAATCGAGAGCGTAATACAGAGATTATTTTACTGGCCTTGGTTGGAGTGATGCTCGTAAGCTTTGGAATGTTATCCGACTTATCACCCAATAGAATTTTAGTAAGAACCTCATGAGTAACGTCAACCTTTTGCTCAAGATATTCTTTATTTGTGAACGCTTTGATTATTTTATCAGTAGATGAGCCACTGATATGCGATTCACTAAGAGAAAAATAGTCATCTAACTCATCTTCTGCCATCTCTGGAAGTATCGTTCCGGGAACAAAGATTTTTTTAGTCTTGCTCATCTGCTTTGGAACAATTAACATGACATTCTTTCCAGGAGTCCCAACTAGCTGTTTAAGATCTTGGTCTACTGAGTATATCACTATATCTCCAGTAAGAGCCTCGCAAAGGTGAGCAATAATATCATCGCCTTCCGTGCTTTTAAAACGATATTGGTTTACTCCACATTTTTCGCTAAGCGCTTGCATAATCACCTGCTGAAAGTAATCAAAAAATAGATATTGTTTATCATCGTATTTTCGATTGCCCTTGTAGGTAAACTCAGTAGGTGCTGAACTTGTTTTAAAGCTAGAGCTTTCAAAGAAAGAAGAAGTATATTCTTTTCTCCAACTCTTTGAATCAAACACAAAATGCACCTTATTGAGGGTTGGCCCAATAGGTGCAATTAGTGAATTGAGGTAGGTGAAACAAAAATTTCTAAAGGAGACGCGAATGTGCTCCTTTAGAATGAAACCATCATTAAATAAGTCATTGACATAATATGCCTCTCCGGTACGTTTGTCCCGCATTGAGACTGATTTAGTAACGCTGATTGCAACATTAATAAAGGCATTTCCATCAACAATTAGATCCATTTTCTTATTCTTTTGAAGGTTCGGCTTGTTCCTGAGTAGGAGTAGACTTTTTACGGATTACTCGGATTGCATTAGAAAGAACTTCTGATTCTAAAATGTTAAATGACCCTTTAGCCTGTGCAAAATTTGCAGATGCAATAAGAACGACTAACGCTTGGCCAATATTCATAGTTTGGATAAAGTTCTCATATGAAGAGTCATCTTTATATGAAAGAGTTCCAAATAGAAGATTTTGTTTAGGCTGCTCAATCTCTGGAGAGTTATTTTCAACATGAGTATTTGCTTCTTGAGTCTCGGTAGTATTTGACATTGTATTATTATTTTTTATAAGTCTTTAAATAAGTCATCGTATTCATCAGCCTTAGCAGCTGGAGTTGGGGCAGGAGACTCTTTTTCTTTATTTGGAGAAACAGTATTTCCAAAATCAAGAGAGTCAGTTGCTGCAACTGGATTGTTTGATCTAAGAGTTGACATTCTGCTACGAATGAGCGCATTCATCTTTTGATCCTTACTCTTTTCAAGGATCAGCTCAAGGATTGGACGCTGTGGGATTGCCGCACGAACTGCATCTGCAACTTTTTCATAAGTATCTTCAGTCCAATCTTGGTGATAATACTCATCCATTTTTGGAGTACCCTTATTAAGGAACTCATTGACAAGCTTTACTGCTTTTTCATCATTTTTGACTTGAACTGATTGTTCACCTATTTTAAAGACAAGCGGCGTAACTTCATCCATGAATTTACATTTTGACCAATCTCTAAAGTCTTTTGTCTTTTTACCGACAACGCAAAGAAAATCCTTTCCTTCAAGAAGGTGATATGGATTGATCTTTTTTACTCCATCAAGACCTTCTAATTCTTCTGGATGCATTTGCTGATCAATAATTTGATCAATCTGATTTCTAAACTTAAAGATAAGAATCTTTCCTTCGAGTTCAGGGCGTTGTGGATCTTTCTTGATGTACACTGGAGAGTGGTGTGTGTACCATCTTGAGAAATTACGACCGATTTCCTCAGCAAGGATAGGCTCCTCTTTTTTAAGTCCGCGAACAACTGATTCAATTGTCCAAAGTATTGATGGCTGCTCAACATTGGATGGGCAATCAATAATCAATGACTCCTTAGTCAGCGGATTCCAAAACTTAGCAGAATATTTAGTGTACTTGCTCTTCTTTTTATCAAAGACATACGGCAAGAACCTAAAGACTGACTTGTAGGAACCGTTGTGGGCGTTTGGATCCGGGTCATAGACGTTCGGATCGGTTTTTTTGGTTTTTTGTGCGTTTTTTCCTTTGGAAATCGCATCATCTGGTAGATCGAAAAAATCTGTCATATTGATATGTGTTATTTGTACTGTCTTCTACTAGCGTTTTTTGTAAAGTTTTAACATGATAAAAAAAATGCCTCATAGCGAGGCATTTTTTTTATAAAGCGAGAAAGTTATTATGCAGAGGTCTTAGCTTTAGTCTCTTCAACTAGTGTCTGACGAAGATCTTTTGCTGAGTTTTGAATGGTTGACATTTTTGCCTTTACTTCAGGGTGCTTAATTGCTTTTCTAATCTCTTGCATCTTCTTTTTAAGACGATTACCTGCGCTACGTACGCCTTTGGTATAGTATTTTTGAGCATCGTCGTTTGCTGCAGAAATAAGTGAATTGATTGGTTCAAAGATTGCTTGCTGAGCCGCTGCTACTTCTTCTTTAAGTTTTTCGAATTGATTCATGACGTGTTATTTTTATATTTTATACTCACTTAACTATGTAAGTTTTAAATAGAATTGATTATTTTTTCAGCATTTTTAGAAAAAATAGCGTCAGGATAGCGTTCAATGGCAAATTTTATCCAAGTTTCCATCACTTTTGCATATTGTTCGCCTGTGATATAATTGGTTTTTACAAACGGAGTTAAATACTCATGAAAAACCTGATCTAACGGTTTTTTAGAGAACTTTGCATTTGCATACATGCCCTCCACCATGGATTCAATTTCATCTGGAAGTAAGAAGTACTTATAATTCTTTTTGGAAGCATCTCTGGTCTCTCCAGTGGTAGGATTTGCGCTAAACGGGTTTCGGTGTGAGCTCGCTTGATCTAAATGGTTTGTCTCATGAGTCAAGATATCAAGTAGTCTTGCATGGAGTTGAGTATAAAGATGAGGCTCCTTATTTGGATTAATAACTAGGGTGATAATTATTTCTGGAATGCTAAGATCGCTGTGATTTATACGAGTGTTTGCATCGA